AGAAAAGCGTGCGTGTTGGGCTCTCATTAGTGACCGCGAGTTTTCAGGGGGGGGGTTCTAGTGCATGGGTTTACGAGGACCAGCCCCCCGGCCCATCGAGCTTGTAAAAGCCGAGGGGAATCCGGGACACCGGAAAATAAAAACGGAAACACCCCACTTCAAACCGATACTACCGCCTTGCCCATCCTCCCTGGACAAAAACGCCAGGCGGGAATGGAAAAGAATAGGTCCGGAAATCGTGCGGCTCGGGCTCATGACTTCGGCGGACTTCGCCGCGTTTGCCTGCTACTGTGCGGCCTACTCGCAGTTCATTGCCTCGCAGCGGATCCTGAAAGACGAGGGTCTTACCTTCATGTCGCCGAACGGGTATCTGATGGCTCGGCCGGAAATAGCCATTTCGAATACAGCCATGAAGCTGATCAAGGATTTTTCTATCCAGTTCGGTTTTACTCCTTCGTCGCGTGGACGAATCCAGCTGCCGGATGCGGGGGATGGGGACGGAGAGGATCTAGACTGATGGGGTATGACCAGGCTGTAGCACAGCGCGCCATAGATTGGTTCCCCCGTTATCTGAAGCACACCAAGGGACGCTGGGCTGGCGTGCCGTTTGACCTGTTGCCCTGGCAGCAGGAAGTGATAGGAAGGCTTTTCGGAACCGTCAACGAGGACGGTTCACGGAAATACAAGCGCGTGTATGTCGAGATCCCGAAGAAGAACGGAAAATCCGAGCTGGCCGCAGGAATTGCGCTCAAGCTGCTTTTCGCCGACAACGAACAGGGTGCTGAAATCTATTCGGCCGCGGCTGACAGGGATCAGGCGTCAATCGTATTCAACGTAGCCGCCGACATGGTGCGGAATTCTCCCGCCCTCTCCAAGCGCTGCAAGATCATAGATTCGACCAAGCGCATTTTCCACAACAACGGCGGATTCTACCGCGTCCTGTCGGCCGACGCCCACACCAAACACGGATTCAATACCCACGGTGTCATCTTCGATGAGCTTCATGCTCAGCCTAACCGAGAATTATGGGACGTACTCACCATGGGATCCGGAGCCGCAAGGCGTCAGCCGGTCTATTTTTCCATAACCACCGCAGGATACGACCGGCATTCCATCTGCTGGGAGATCCACGACTACGCGCGCAAGGTACGCGACGGCATTGTCGAGGATCCCAGCTTCCTCCCGATCCTCTACTACGCTGACGACGAGGACGACTGGACGGCGGAATCAACCTGGAAGAAATGCAACCCATCCATCGGGCAGACCCTCAGCCTGGAAAGCGTGCGCGAGGACTGCGCCATGGCCCAGCAGACGCCGGCCCTTGAGAACACCTTCCGGCAGCTCCACCTTAACCAGTGGGTAAAGCAGGAATCGCGGTTCATCCCCATGAAACACTGGGACGCCTGCCCGCCCATGGAAGACCTTGATTACGACGGCGAGGAATTCTACTGCGGGCTTGACCTGGCGTCCACCACCGATATTGCCGCGTTCCTCATGGTCCGATCGACCGATGACGGCTTCGTTGACGTCGTTCCGCATTTCTGGATACCGGAAGACTCCATGAGGGAGCGGGCAAAACGTGACGGAGTTCCCTACGAAACGTGGGTTGACCAGGGATACATGTATGCCACACCCGGGAACGTCATCGACTACAAGGCTATACGGCAGAAAATAATCGACCTTGGACAGAAATACCAGCTCCTTGAAATCGCCTACGACCGGTGGAACGCCTCGCAACTCGTCCAGGATCTGGTCGACGACGGCGCGACGATGGTTCCTTTCGGCCAGGGATTCATCTCGATGTCCGCACCCACCAAGGAATTGCTGACCCTCGTCCTTGGCCACAAGCTCCGGCACAACGGAAACCCGGTGCTGGAATGGATGGCTGACAACATGGTCGTGCGCAAGGACCCTGCGGGCAACCTGAAACCGGACAAGGAAAAAAGCACCGAGCGCATTGACGGCATGGTTGCCCTGATCATGGCCCTTGACCGGAGCATCCGCCATTCGGGTGATAACGGCGCGTCGGTCTACGAAGAGCGGGGGGTTATAGCCTTATGAACATTCCCCGGTTTTTGATCAAGGAAATACGCAACCGATTCATTACCTGGCTGGACAAGGACACCGGCCTGCCGCGCTCATCATCGTATTTCCCGGTAGCATCCGGGGTAACCGTCACGGAAGAAAGCGCCATGCGGGTAACCGCCGTATTTGCCTGCGTACGCATCCTGTCCTGGACACTGGCTTCCTTGCCGCTGCACCTGTACCGCCGACTTAAACCGCGCGGAAAGGAGCGGGCCGCAGACCACCGGATGTACAGGATCCTGCACGACAGTCCGAACAGCGAACAGACCAGTTTCCAGTTCAGGTCCCTGATCATGTCCCACCTTTGCCTGTGGGGAAACGGCTACGCGGAAATCGAGTTTGACCGATTCGGCGAACCGGTGGCCCTGTGGCCGATACCGGCCTGGCTGTGCACACCTTCGCGGACGCTGGAAAAGCGGGAATTGTTCTACGAAATAAAACTCCCCGACGGAACGACCAAGAAGCTTCCGCCATACCAGGTGTGGCACATCATGGGACTGAGCCTTGACGGATTGAAAGGGCTTTCACCCATAGGCATGGCGCGGGAAGCGATAGGGCTTTCCATCGCGGCCGAGACCTTTGGAGCAAGCTTCTTCGGAAACGGACTCAACCCCGGCGGCGTGGCCGAGCATCCGCAGAAACTTTCACCCGAAGCCCACGCCCGGCTGAAAGAAAGCCTCAACGAAAAGTATGAGGGACTGGGAAAGGCACACCGGCTGATGCTTCTGGAAGAAGGAATGAAGTTCACGAAAGTGGGCATCGCTCCGGAAGAAGCCCAATTCCTGGAAACCCGCAAGTTCCAGGTTGCCGATATCGCACGCCTGTACGGCGTCCCTCCCCACATGATCGGCGATACCGAAAAGACCAGCTCCTGGGGAACCGGAGTCGAGCAGCAGGGAATCGGGTTTGTGGTGTACACCATGCGTCCCTACCTGGTCGCATGGGAACAGGAAACCAGCGCGAAGCTCATCGATCCCAAGGACCGCCGGGATTACTTCCCTGAATTCGCGGTTGACGGGCTTTTGCGCGGTGACATCAAGAGCCGCTACGGCTCCTACGCGGTGGGACGCCAGTGGGGCTGGCTCAGCGTGAACGATGTCCGTGAGCTGGAAAACATGAATCCCATCGACGGCGGTGATATCTACGTCACGCCCCTGAATATGACCGACGCCACCAAGATGCAGGATGACAACCAGGACGAAGGCACGGACGCAACCCCGAAAGAAGGTACGGCAAAAGACAGCGCACGCAGCCTTGCCCCGCTTTATCTGGACGCGGCCAAAAGAATCCTGCGCAGGGAAGAGGCCGACGTCATGCGCCAGGCCCGCAAGCTTGCACCTGCCGCCCTTCGCTCATGGCTCGCCGGATTCTACATGGAGCACCGCGACTTTGTCGTAAGCCAGCTAAACCCGGCAGCTTTGGTATCAGGCTGGGAACCAGACTTCATTTTGGATTATTCAGAAAAATACGCCCAATCAAGATACCAGGAAATTGACAGCGTCGCGGATGCCGGAGCCGAAGCGCTCCAGGCGCGCTTCGACGAAACACGGAGCGCACGGGCCACAGAAATGGCAGCCCATTTTACCGGAGGCATGATATGAACGCCGAACGCAGATATTTCGAAATGAAGGAACTCCGCTCTGAAAAGCGCGAGGACGGAGCCATGATCATTGAAGGGTACCCGATCGTCTACGACCAGCCCTGCGTCATGTATGGATGCTGGAAAGAAACGATTGCCCGCGGCGCGGCGAAGAACGCGCTCACCAGGTCGAACGAACTCGTCCTGTGGAACCACATGCGCGACCAGCCCATGGCCCGACGAAGCAACGGAACCCTGACGGTAACCGAGGACGACCACGGCGTCAAGATCATCGCTGACGTGTCCAAGACCAGGTGGGGCCGCGACGGATTCGAAGCGGTGCAGACGGGCACGATAGACAAGATGTCCTTCGCCTTCGATGTCGCCCCAAACGGGCAGCGCTGGGACATCGAGAAGGTCGACGGGATCGACATCGACGTTCGGGAGATCACCGAATTCGGGGAAATATTTGACTACTCGCCTGTAGCGTATCCGGCCTACGAAGGCACGGAGATCCAGGCGCGCAGCAAGGAAATCGCCTACAGCGGAAAGACAAAGCAGGAACCAGCCGTGAGCCAGGCGGACGAGGCTGAATCCGATAGGGCACGGATCGATCTTGAGATCGAAACGCGCGAACGCGACATCCAACTCCGAGAGAAAGGAAACACACATGGTTAACATCATGGAACTCAGGCGCGCCCTCAAGGTAAAACTTGACGAGGCCCGCGCCATCCACGAAAAAGCGAAGGCCGAAAGCCGATCGCTTTCCACCGAAGAGCAGGCGTCCTATACCGCCCTGATGTCCGAAGTCGACAACCGCAACGCGGAAATCGAACGCGAGGAACGCCTCCAGGGTGTCGAGATGGAACAGACATCCACCAGGGAACCCGGCCCCAACGAGATCCGGGAGTTCGGCGACTTCCTCCAGACCATCCGCTGGAATCCCACCGACCCGGCCCTGCAGCGCAGATCACCCTCCGAGCGGGGCGAGAAGCGTGACATGTCCATGGGTGTCGGCGGCGCTGGCGGCTTCCTGGTACCCGAACAGCACTCCGATGCCATCCGCATGGTCGAGCCCGGAGCCGCGATTTTCCGGCCCCGCGCCCAGGTCATACCCGCCGGGTCTCCCCCCGACGCGGCCATCACCATCCCCGCCCTTGACCAGGGCGGCGTGCTGGGCGTCTACTCCGGCGTCGTGGTGCAGTGGATCGCCGAAGGCGGCCTGAAACCGCAATCCCCGGATCCCACCTTCCGCGAAATCCGCCTGGAACCCCAGGAAGTCGCGGCCCACATCGTCCTCACCGACAAGCTCCTGCGGAACTCCGCAGCCGCCGGCGCTCTGGCCACCAGCCTGTTGCGCAAGGCGATACAGGGAGCCGAGGAAGACGTGTTCTTCCGTGGCGACGGTATCGGCAAGCCCCTGGGCATCATTGGCCATCCCTCCACCCTCAACCGCGCCCGAGCCGGCGCGAACGCGATCGCCTACACCGATATCGTCGCCATGTACTCCATGGCCAAGTTCGGTGGATCCCTCGTGTGGGTAGCCTCCCAGACCTGTCTGCCCCAGCTGATGACCATGGTCGACGCGGGCAACAACCTGATCTGGCAGCCGAGCGCCCGTGAAGGTGCTCCGGGAACCCTCCTTGGATTCCCGCTCCTGATCAACGACCAGAGCCCGGCGCTGGGAACGCAAGGCGACCTGGTGCTTATCGACCTTGACTACTACCTGGTCAAGGACGGATCGGGCATCAGCGTCCAGGCGTCCGAGCACCCGCTCTTCACCTCGAACCGGACCATCATCAAGGCGTTCTGGAACGTCGACGGCCAGCCCTGGCTTACCTCCCCGCTCCTGCAGCGTGACGGAGTCACCCAGGTATCCCCGTTCGTGGTCCTGCAGTAACCGCCCCGGCGGGGGCGCAAGCTCCCGCCATCACTACGAGAGGAGACTGAAACAATGAGATTGAGCGAAAGACTCAAGATCGATACCGCCCTTACCCCGATAAGCCTTAACGGCGCGGGAACGGGCGAATATTTCGGGATGGCGAGGCACCGCAAGGCCCTGTTCATCGTCGAGCTGGGAGCCATGGCCGCCGCGGCTACGTCGGTACTGCAGGTAATGCAGGCACAGGACGCCCAGGGTACCGGTGCAAAGGTTGTGACCAACAACGCCGCAACCATCACGGCCAATGCCAAGGTCGCGGCCGCGCTGCTTACAAGTGGTGCTGTCCATGTGGCCGGCGATATCTACACCATCAACGGACTGGTGTTCACCGCCGCCGCCGCCGACGTCCCGACCTCCCGCACCTACGCGATCGGTGCCGATGCAACCGCATCGACGGCAAACCTCGCGGCAAAGATCAACCATGCCACTCTCGGAGTGCCTGGTGTGCGTGCCGCCGCGAATGCCGGGGTACTCACCCTCACCGCCGACGAACCGGGAGACATATCGATCGACCTGGCCGCCGGAGCCGGGGACGTTGGCGTTCCCTCCACGGCCCGCGCCGTAGGGTACGTGGAATGCGATGCCCAGTTCCTGGACAAGGTCAACGGCTTCTGCCACGTGGCCATCCGGGTAACCAACTCGGCCGCCATGCTCACCGGGGCCGCCCTGGTGCGCGGGGACGGACGCTACACCCCCGAACAGTTCGTAGCCGCCGCGAAGGCTGACGTACTGGTCTAGAAAATAATGGGGAGGCCCTGCGGGGTCTCCCTCTCAAGGAGCGTGCATGAAATATCGAGTCATCAAGGGCTTTTCCGATACCGACGGATGGAAGAATCCGGGCGACACGGTCGAGGCCACAGGCAACCGGGAGCAACGGCTCCGGCAGGCAAGGGTCATTGGGGCCACAGTCGATGCCGATACGGCAGCCATACAGCCTGGCGAAAGCGCCCGGGTGCGGGAACACGAGACCGCCACCAGGAAAGAGCCCAAAGAGCGCAGGGGATAGCAAATGGCACTGAACGAGAACGCGCTAGCCACATTCGCCAACGCCAAAGCCATGTTCGGATACGACGACACGGAACAGACCGTCGTCGAGAATCTGATAAACGTGGCATCGGCCAAGATCGAGCTGTTCACGCGCAGGCTTCTTGCCGCCCGTGACACGACGCTCTTTCTTGACGGAAATGGACGCCAGACGCTTATCGTTCCCGAATGGCCCATCAATTCCGTCATTTCCCTGCACGTGGATGAAAACCGCGTATTCGCGGCCGACTCGCTGATTGACCCATCCGGATACTACGTCGATTCCGAATCCGGAAGGATAACGCTCTACTCGGATGTATTCGTGTGCGAAGGCATGATCCGCGTCGTGAAGCTGGTGGCAGAACTGGGCTACGACACTGGGCACCTGCACTATCCGGTCCTGAACGCTGCCTGCCTTGAGTACGTGGACTGGCTCAAAAGCCGGTACGCCTCTCCCGGCCAGATCGGAAAGAAAGGCGAATACTCTGCCGACCGTGTTTCCGTATCCTACGAGACCGACATCCCCCTGCACGTGCGTACCGCGCTGGGCGATTTCGAAAGGAAGCACGCATGATCGAACTCACCCTGAGCATCGAGGACACGGTGGGACCGGCGCTTGCCCAATTCGGCGACCCGCGCACCCAATCGCGTATCCTGAATTTCATCCTTTCGCGCATTGGCCGCAGGTACCGGGCGCACATGCGCGCCAACTATCTGGCCGGGCAGATGATCGACGGAGGCCGGGGAGCCGAATCCCTGAACAAGCGGCTGGTCGTCTACAAGGACAAGAAGCATAAGAACGTGTACCTCGTGGGCGAGAAGATGGGCAACCAGGAAGACGGGCGCCCGGTGAAACTTGCCAACATATTCGAGCATCCAGGCGGGTATACCATTACCCCTAAAAATAAAAAGGTCCTGTTCTTCGTGGACAAGGACGGGCACTGGGTCTTTACCAAGAAGGTGGAGGGCAGGCAGCGGCCGTTCATGTCGGCGTCCTATGGATCCTTTGGCTGGGACGCGGCTACCAAAGCCGAGGTTGAATCGGTCATGGATGCCGAAATCAAAAAGGCGCAGCTGGCATGACCTTATCACCGGTAGAGCGGATGGTGGACAGCTTCGTGGCCTACGTCAAGGCGGAACTGCCCCTGCGCCTTATCCAGGCCAATGCCGGGAAAGCCGTTGCGGCGCCGGTGCTCAAGAAAATAGAGAAGACCGTCAAGGTGGATGTCCAGTACTTCCCCTGCGCGGCGGTCAATTTCGAATCGGCTGATTTCGAGATAACGGGGCAAGGAGCGATGCAGATCACCGGCATGGTGGATGTACTCGTTTTCGCCGCCGACTCAAAGCCGGAACGGCTCAGCGTCGTGGTTGAACGGTATCTGGACGCAGTCGTTGACCTGGCATCGAGCGCCGGCAGTTGGAGTGTGGACACTTTCGAGTTATGGCCGGTGCGGGCAGACAAGGGAATAGAACCAGATGGGTCCAGGGGCTGGGCCGTCGTGCAGTTTTTGTTGAAAGGTGAAGTCGACTACTAAAAGGAGGGCGCGAAAATGCCGCTCAGACAAAGTGTGAAATACACGATAGGCAAGGAAAGTACTCCGGGGACGGCAGTGGCACGCGCCGCCGTGCTTCCCATCCGTGATATCGGCGGGCTCGACCGTGAGATTGCCAAGAAGGAAGACCCGCTTATTGCGGGCCTGTCCATGGCTTCCGGGGAGTATGCCGTTTCGGCAGACGTCAAGGGACCAATCCCCCTTTCGCCGCGGCCATGCGCCGGGTTCGGCCATGTGCTTAAAGGTGTGTTTGGAAGCGAGGGCACCCCGGCAGAGATAGTCGGTGTCGTGCGCATGAGGTACACAGGGACCTCCGATTCCTGCAAGATCACCACTGACCTGTCAGGAAAAACGATAAATTCCAAAATAGGGGTAGCCGGCGCTGAGGCAAATGATGCCGCGTTCGGTACCTCTGGTACATTAACGCTTACAGCCATCACGGTTGATACCCTGGCCGAACTGGTATCCGTCATTGATGCCTATGCCAATTATGAAGCGGTGCTCGTAACCGGATCCGGGGCGGCACTCATCACCTCCGTGGTGGGGGTAACCATGCAGGCAAAAGGCAAGTGGGCTTTCCTGTTTCTCACCGCCGCCGGGTCAGGCCTGCACCACCACCGGTTCTATCCGGACCTTGCCATCGGATCGGAGCGGGCTACCTACTCTATCCAGCGGGACGGTTTCCAGGACAATTACCTGTACGACGGCAACGCCCTGGATTCCCTGGAAATGTCCGCAGCCCTCAAGGCTGATGTCGAAGGGACACTGAATGTCCTTGGTATGGAGGAAACGGCTGGACAGGTAGCATCTGTCCTGGCAATCCCAAGCGCAAAGCCATTCCTGTTCGGTGGTGGTTTCACCTCCATCGCCGGGGTCAAGTACGCCTACGTGCGCAAGCACTCCGTGAAGATCGCGAACAACCACAATGCGGACGGCTACGGCCAGGACTCCCTTGACCGGGCGTACCACCAGCGGGGCAAGTTCGCCGTAGAGGGTGACATGACCCTGCGCCTGGACGCGACCTCCATCCTTGAAAGAGCCAAAGCGGTTTCCGGTGAGATCACCGCGATCCAGTTCCTCTACTTCGAGGCCGAGGCTTCCGGAAACGTCCGTTCCCTCATGCTTATCGAAATGCCATACGCGGAGATCTCCACGGTGACAAACGAGGCCAACGGGGACAGCCTGGACATCAGCCTGAAATTCAAGGCCTTCAACCCCGGGCTTGCCACCAACTACGAGCCGCCGATCACGGTGCATATCCTCACATCCGATTCCGGCGCGTACTAAGGGAGACCATGGAAAAGATCAACTGGAAGATAGCCGCCGATCGGGTAACCATCGGCGAGCGGACCGAACTGAAAACCATTCCCGGGTACTGGGTGCGCCCCCGCAGGTTCTCCAAGCAGGGGGAGGCCGAGATACTGGCCGCCCAGACCAGGGCAATGGCCAAATCCAAGGCCGTCGCCGCCTCCATGATGGACGGATTCAAGGATGCCGTGGTATCAGACGCCGACAAGATGACGGGCGGAATATCCGATGACGCCAAGAAGGAAATCGCCATCAAGGTCATGCAGGGGGCCACCGCCGACATGATCGGCCACGTGGAAGAGGACGTCATGCGCATCGCGTACGGAATCGCGGAGCATAATTTCTTGGGCGACCAGGAACCAGCCTGTGTCGAATGGGCGCGGGAGATCATCGAATACAAGGACGTGGCCAACGAGATACTGGAAATCGTCCGGGAGAAAAACCTCCCTTTAGTGCTGCCGACACCCAGCTCATCGCCGACGTTACCGACTGGGTCTTTGACGGATCCCGATTCGGAAGCGAAAGCGGGGATGTCGGAGGAATAGACCCCCATGCGGCCATGATCGCCTGGGGGCCATGGGTGTATGACCTGGTGGAGATGATAGACGGGGACGGTACGCTGCGGCACCTGCCGGAGGCGGGAGCGTACCGGGCCCAACCTGCACGGGATCTGATGATCTATACCATCATCAGGCACCAGCTGGTTAAAAGGCGCAACGCGAAGGTGGGGGCATGAGTACGTCGACCGTAGAGATCAAGGGAAAGGAATACGTCTCCAAAGCCGCACGGGACGCCGCCGCCGCGCTTAAGCTCTTGGGCGAGGAATCCAAGGGCGCATTCTCCGGAGTGGTAGTCACCGCCGGGGACGTGGTGCGCGCCGTCAAGGCCGTGGCCGCCACGGTGAATGAATTCATCACCGAATACGCCGAGCAGGAACGCGCCATCCTCACCTTCAACGCCGCCATGAAAACCTCGACCCAGCTGACCAGCTCATCCGCCGCCAGCCTGCGCGAATACGCATCGGCCATCGCGCTCAAGACCGGAGCCGATGACGAAGCTGTGCTTTCCATGACAGCGCTGCTGGCAACCTCCGGCCGTACCGAAGAGGAAATAAAAAAGTTAATCTCCGCCGCCGCCGATATGTCTGTGGTAACCGGAAAGGACCTGCGCACCTCCGTCGAGGAACTGAACAAGACCTTTTCCGGATCCGAGGGACGGCTGAACACCCTCATACCCGCCCTGAAAGACCTGACCGAAGAGGAACTTAAATCGGGGGCAGCCATCGACATAGTCGCCAAGCAATACGGCGGCCTTGCCGACGAGCTGGGCGGTTCCATGTCTGTCCGCATCGAGAATTTCAAAAACAGCCTGGATGACCTGAAAGCCGCCATAGCCGGAGCGTTCGCGCCCGTCGCCAGCCCGTTTCTCACCTTCGTTGAAAGCATAATCTCAAAATGGACTACCGCAATATCAGAAATGAACCGATACCGGGAACTTTCAAAGAAAGGCGAGAAGCGGACAGCAGAGGAAGAGCTTGAAAAGGTTGTGCTCGAACTAAAAATGACGAGGACCGCCCAGGTAAACGATATAAAAACACTGCCTGGATTGGGTTTCTTTGACCAGTGGCTACAAACCATGCAGTTGTCAGGAGATGCACGATACCAGTATAAGAACCCTGATGAGGCTGGACAGGCCAGAGAACGAGCGGCGTGGACAAAGGACTGGGCGAAGCTTGTGGATGCCTACAAACAGGGTCCAATACAACAGGCTTTCATAGGCAAAATCGACCAGCTCACAGAAAAAGCCGAAGCGCTCAGGGGTCAGCTCAAAGCGCTAGAAAGTGATTCCGGAGCTGTCGGCGGTACTGCAACGGGGGATGCTCTCCTTGGGTATGCGGATGAAAATGCGAACACCTTTGAGAATTTCGTCTCTTCCCTGCAGGATGTGAATTCTT